TGGTGGTGCTGGGACAGGAACAGATGCAACAAAAGCAACCAATTCAATTAATACAATACAACAAAATCCAGCAGCAGATAATAGTGGTCAATTTGTTTTAAGAGGTAACGATTTAGTATTAGCTTTGAATAGGTCAGAAACATCATTAAACTTAAGAAGAGGTTCATAATGCCATATTATAATAAATATAAATTTACGTTTGCTACAAGGGCTAATAAGATTGCTTATTTGTATTTACAAGAGGACTTAGGTTCTGCACCAACAGTTATAGAGTATATAGGCAAGAATTTAAACCTTCAGTATATTCCTAATTCAGACGATCCGTTTGAACCAATATTTGCGAGTCAATTAGGGGTGACAATAGATGTTACAGATAATATAGCCAATATACCAGACTTAACAACCTTAAACGATAGGAAGTATTTTGCTAAACTTTATTTAGATGCTAATATAGAATGGTCAGGTTGGGTATTAAGTGATGGTGCTAGTATTAGTTATTCTACAGGCCGTAAGAATATGTCATTAAATGCCATTGATGGCTTAGGTATGCTAGATAAAATACCTTTACCAATAGCAGCATCTACAGATATTAATTCAATTAATACTTTACTTTATTATATTAGATTGTGTTTAAATACTAATGGGTTTCCTACTAATTTAAACATAATGACTGTGTGCTCTTATTATGCAACAGGTATGGAAGATAGAGCTACTAATTCAAATAGAGAGCCATTCAATCAAACCTATTTACCATATAGAACTTTTTTAGATACTCAAGTAACTTATATTAGTTGCTTAACAGTATTATCAAATATTGTTAAATCTTTTGGATGTAGATTATTTCAAGCTGGAGGCAAATGGTGGATAGTAGCAGTTAATCAATTTGCTAATACAACTAATTGGTACACAGAATATACTTCAAGTGGTACTGTTTCTGCAAGTGGAAGCAACTTAAATACACTTAGTACTATACAAGGATATACAGGCAATACAAGTGGTTTGTATTTTATAGATAATTCTCAAGTCAAATTGCTTAAAAAAGGCTTTAATAAAATTGAAGATAATTATCAAATAAAAATGGTTGATAATTATATTTCTAATGGAAATTTTAGACCTTTTACAGGCCTATATGCAGATAATTGGAATATAAATTTTCAAGGAGTAGGGAGTACTGTCACTATTGTTAATAATACATCTGAAGACTTTGCTAGATATAATTTAACTAGAGGCACAGGTTCTACTACATTTCTTGCTATGATTGAAATAAAATCTACATCTAAGCCAAAGATACCATCAGCTGTTTTGTTAGAATTTTCTTGGATATTTCAAGGCCAAGATTTGGGTTCAAATCCAAGAGGAATTGTATATTTAAGTATAACAAATGGATCTATTACATATTGGTGGAATGGAACAGCTTGGTCAACATCAAATATATATTACACAGTTCCAGCTTATTCAGGTGCTGCTGGCGGTGATGGTATTAATTCTTTTAGCTTTAAAACATTAGTTACTCCTATTGCTGGGGAACTAAGCTTTCAGTATAATGTTCAATCAGGCCCAGGGATACCAGTAACAGGTACTTTTGTTTCTTTAAGTAATATGAAAATAGCTATTATATCATCTGTTAAAAGTATTAACTACTATAGTTATATAAACTCTACTTTTGATTATGTAAAAACAATAGATATACCATATGGGGCTTTACCAGCAAGTGCAACAAATCCAATAGAAATTGGTATGTTAATGTTAAGTAATAATAATTATGCAGGAGGATGGTATGAATATGGTGTTGGAACTACTTATTGTAGTTTATTAATATTATTAATGCAGAAATATACTAATATATATGGTAAAAATATAATAAATCTTGATTGTGATTTGTCTAGTTTTTCTACAGCTAATGGAATATTAAATGCTTCAAAGCTATTTAAAGCTACTGATACAGATCCAAGTAGTATTAACATATCAAGTAATTCTTATATGTTAGGTAATTCTACTACAGATTATGCTGAAGATAAAACAAACGCTACTTTACTACAAATATCAAATACAACGATAGCAGCGACTATTGATAGTGTAACATCTTTTAACGAACTTATATAACAAATATGGCATCAATAATTAACGGAACCAATATAGTCTTATACGCTAAAAGAAGTAATGCAAAATATTACTTTAACGCATCAGTAAATAATGCAACTATTGCATCTAATACTTATTATCAATTAGGCGAAGAAGAGAATACAGGAGCTTCTGCTAACTTAAGCAAAGCTTATGATAATACATTCTTTGGTTTTATTACTAATATTAGTTACCCAAGTCAAACAGCTATTCCTGCTGGTACTTGGACTTTTGTAAACTATTTAGATATAACTTATAACTTAGCTTATAGCCCAAACTTCTATTACAAGGTTTTTAAATATAATGGCACTACATTAACACAAATAGGCAGCAATTCTAGCACATTTGCGTTTACTTCAAATGCAAAAACTAAATACACAAGCACAATGTCTATGCCTGCTGTAGCATTAAATCAAACAGATAGAATTGCTATACAAATATGGACAACAAACGTAGATGCTAGAGATGTAACATTATATACACAAGGGATAAATGACAGCTCAGTAACAACTACTTTAGATTATTATACTCCTTTTGGTGCATCCACAAACTGCTCATTTGAGACTAGCGTAAACCAAGTAGAAGTAACTAGCCAAACATCTGCTTATTTTAGAGAATTTAAAAATGATATTATTACTTGGTCAGTTAACTGTGATGGGTTTATAACATTAAGCAATAACTATAATTATGCCTATTTACTACAATTAGTTTTAGATAAAACACCAATAACAATTAAATTTGCTATAGATAACGATAATGGAGCTGGTAGTGATACCTTAGGCAATACAGTTCTTACAGGATTAGTTAACTTAACATCATTGTCTTTATCAGGCCCAGTCGAAGGTGCTTCGTCATATAGTGTAACATTACAAGGAACAGGAGGATATTCAATAGATGGAATTGCAGTACAAACACAAGGAATATCTATTGGTACTCAGATTGTTAAAATGCTAGATTATACAGCAACTGGTGGCGAGACAACAATAACCTTTACAGATGCTATTGGATTTACTTGCTTTAGTGTTAGTAGAGGTGGTGTAGAAGTACAAACAATATTAACTACAGGAACTCCAACTGGTGATAATGTAAAGTTTGATACAACTAGTGGCGTATTAACTTTTGGAACAGCATTAACAGCAAATGAATTTGTAAGAGCATTATTCAAATAATTATGAGTCAATTACAGATAGTAAATTCAGCTAAGTTTATAACCCTTGCAGGTTCAGGTAATGTACTTGCAGGTGGTGATACGAATGGCACACTAACTAAAATAACAATAGGGAGTGGTTTAACATTAACAAGTGGAGTTTTAACAGCTTCAGTTGGTACAGCTTTAAGCTTGACTACAACAGGAACAAGTGGTGCTGCAACTTACAATAGTGGCACAGGTGTTTTAAATATCCCTATCTACTCATCAGGAGCTAGTGCTGTTTCTAGTGTCTTCGGAAGAACAGGTGCCGTTATTGCCGTTAGCGGTGATTACAATACTGATTTAGTTACTGAAGGTTCTACTAACTTATACTATACTAATACAAGAGCAAGGGCTGCTTTTAGTGCCAATGTAGGCTCAGCATTAACTTACAACTCTGCTACAGGTAGATATACTTTACTTGCAGCAGCTAGTGGCATATCAGGTTATATAACTGGTGCTGATTATGACTTTTGGAATGCTAAACAAGCATCTTTAGGCACAGGCACAACAAGTCAGTTTTTAAGAGGTGACTTAGTATGGGCTGCTCCTTCTGCTATATCTTTAGATCAACTTACTGATGTTATTTACATAGGCACTCCATCTAATGGACAAGTATTAACTTATAGGTTTGGAGAATGGAGAAACGAAACTCCTACAGCTTATGTTCCAACTTCTAGAACAATAACAATAAACGGAGTAGGGTTTGACCTTTCTGCAGATAGGTCTTATTCGGTAGGTACAGTTACTAGTGTATCGGCAACAGCACCTCTATCATCTACAGGTGGCACTACTCCTAACTTGAGTATGTCTATTGCTGGTACAAGCACAAATGGTTATTTAGTATCTAGTGATTGGAATACTTTTAACAATAAGGCATCTACTGCTCAACTAGCAAACTACCTACCATTAACTGGAGGTACGCTAAGTGGCACCCTAACAAGTACTGGTTTCTTTGAGTCTTCGGATAAGCGTCTTAAAACGCAATTAGAGGCTAATTACGGCCCTCAAAATGTTGGTGATATACAAGCCTACCTTTACATAAAAGATGGCAAGGAAGAGGTAGGATATTACGCACAAGAGGTATCTAAGGTTATCCCTAGTGCTGTGGCTGAAGGGAAAGATGGCTTTTTATCCGTAGCTTATAATCAAGTGCTTGTAGCTAAGATACAATACCTAGAAAACAAACTAAACCAATTAATAAATGAGTTGGGCAGGAATAGCAAGTAACCAATGTATAAGTTGGAACAATCTAAAAGATGCTGTAGATACTGGGGTATTTATGGGAGCTGAAGCTGCTGTACCTCCAGGCTCTAAACAAGTTACTCGTGCAGAAGCTGAACAATACGCTGTTATTAACGCAATCACATCTAAGGCATCAAATCAGTTGCCTGTAAAATCTAACCTAGTTGCTAAGACTGGGGTTTTTAAGTGGAACATCTCTGATAACGGAGATACTAATATAAATGCTTGTTCTTTATTTCTTGATGTGACTACTATAGCTTGGACTAATACTGCAACTCCTGTTGCTGGAACAACGTTTTACGCTGATTATAATTTTAGTGCAATATTCCCTATGAGTGGGTATGCTGGCTTATTCTTACACTATAGAGTTTTTGGAAATACTGGAGCTGGATTTAAGGCAAGATTCAACTTGTCTACATCGACTATAAACAATGCTCCTGCAGCTTGTTAGGTTTTCTCTAAGAATTGATTAAATTTGTAAAAATTATAAAGAATGTCCTGCATAAGCACCAATGCTGATTTTAGACCAGCTCAATACAATATATCTATTTGGAAAACTAATACTTGGAGTCAGATATTCCTTTTGACTGCTAATACTGTGCCTATTGACTTAAGTACAGCAGCAGTAGAAATTGAGATTAGAAAGACAATCACTTCTTCTACTGTCGAACTTACCTTAACGGAAGGTGGCGGTGGCATTACAGTAGGTGGTCAGAATAACAATATGATTACCATTAACAAAGACATCAACTTAGCAGCTGGTAACTATGTATATGATATGGCTGTTAAATTTTCTAATACCAATATAAAAACATATATCTGGGGTAACTTTATTGTTTATCAAGATATTACAAATATATAATGAGCACAGAAATAACAATTACAAGTACTACGATTGACATTAATGTTACCGAGTCACCAATAACAATAGAGGCCCCTTCAGGAGCCTATCCGTTACCTACAAGTGTTTATAGTGTGTTTGGTAGAACAGGTAATGTTGTTGCTGCCGAAGGAGATTATACCTTAACTCAATTAGCAGGTGTTACTATTACTAGTCCAGTTAGTGGACAAGCCTTAGTGTATAATGGTACCTCTTGGGTAAACAATACGGAAACTTATGTAGGTACTGTCACTAGTGTAGCTGCCCTTACATTAGGAACTACAGGAACTGATTTAACATCTAGCGTTGTTAACAGCACTACAACTCCAGTAATAACGTTAAACGTTCCTACTGCAAGTGCTAGTAATCGTGGGGCCTTAAGCTCTGCTGATTGGTCTACTTTTAATGCTAAACAAGTTGCCTTAAATGGTACTGGTTTTGTAAAGATTAGTGGAACTACAATTAGTTATGATAACTCAACTTATTATCTAGCCTCTAACCCAACTGCTTATATACCTTTAACAGCTTTAAGCTCTACAGCTACAGGCTTGACCTATACAAATACTACTGGTGTGTTTAGCACAACTGGTGGATATGGCATACCTACAACAGCTAAACAAACAACCTGGGATACAGCTTATAATGATTCTATTATTAGTGCATCAGTAACAGGAGTTACTACAAAAACATTAACCTTAAATCAGCAAGATGGTGGCACTATTGTTACTACTTGGACTGACTATGATACTGCTCCTGTTACTTCGGTATTCGGTAGAACTGGTGCTGTGGTAGCAGTTAATGGCGACTATACTACTAGCCTTGTAACTGAAGGCACTAACTTATACTATACTCAAGCAAGGTTCGATACTGCTTTCGCTGCCAAATCAACAACTGATTTAGCAGAAGGAGCAAACCTTTACTATACAGATGTTAGGGCTAGAGCTTCTAACTCATTCGTAGCTGGTTCAGGTGCTTATAATAGCACAACAGGGGTTATTACAATCCCTACTGATAATAGTCAAATAGCAAATAGTGCTGCATATATAACCTTAACAAGTTTAAGTGTTACCACACCATTAAGTTATAACAATACGACTGGTGCATTTACTATATCTCAAGCAACAACAAGTACTAATGGGTATTTAACTAGCACTGATTGGAATACTTTTAACAATAAAGAAGGTGCAGTAACTGCTGGAACTACTTTACAATACTACAGAGGGGATAAGACATTCCAAACATTAGATACTACTGTAGTAGTAGAAGGTACAAACTTATATTATACACAAGCAAGATTTGATAGTGCATTTGGTGCTAAGTCAACAACTAACTTAGCTGAGGGTACTAATTTATATTACACAGATACAAGAGCAAGAGCAGCCATAACAGGCACAAGCCCTATAAGTGTTACAAGTGGAGTAGTTGCAATTAGCCAAGCTAATACTACAACTAACGGATATCTTTCTTTTACCGATTGGAATACCTTCAACGCAAAGCAAGATGCTTTAAACGGAACAGGGTTTGTTAAGATAACAGGTACAACTATTTCTTATGATAACTCTACTTACTTAACAACTATCTCAGGCATAGCTGCTGGAGGTGAATTAAGTGGTACTTACGCTAATCCAACATTAGTTAACTCAGCTGTAATAGGCAAAGTTTTAACAGGTGTAAACATAACTGGTGGTACAGTAGTAGATACCGATTCTATCTTAACTGCTTTTGGTAAAGTACAGAATCAAATCAATGGATTAATTGGTGGATCAATATACAAAGGAACTTGGAATGCTAGTACAAATACTCCAGCTTTAGCGAGTGGAGTAGGAGTTGCTGGTAATTACTATATCGTATCTGTTGCAGGTACAACTAACTTAGACGGCATTACCGATTGGCAAGTAGGTGATTGGGTTATATATCAAGGTAGCGAATGGGAGAAGGTAGATAATACAGATGCAGTAGTTTCCGTAAATGGATTTACTGGTGCAGTTAGTTTATCTACATCAAATATTAACGAAGGTTCTAATCTTTACTTTACTAATGCTAGAGCAATAGCTTCTAGCTTAACAGCTTATACAAGTGGAGCAGGAGTAATAACTTCGGCAGATACTATCTTAACTGCAATACAAAAACTTAATGGTAATACAAGTGCTATTGTTTCAGGTGTTTCTAGTGTTTATGGCAGAACAGGAGCAGTAGTAGCTAACACAGGAGATTATACAACATCACAAGTAACTGAAGGTACTAACCTTTACTTTACGGATACTCGTGCAAGAGCTGCTATTAGTTTAACAACAACAGGCACAAGCGGTGCAGCTACTTATGTAAGTGGTGTTTTAAATATACCAAATTATGGTAGTGTATTAACAGGATATGTTCCATATACAGGTGCTACTCAAGATGTTGATTTAGGTGCGTTTAAAATAAATGCACAATCTTTACACGCTAAAGGAACTGGAGGTCTTGGTCATCTAGGATTAAAGCATCAGTCAGCAAATGCAACTGCATCGGCTAATGAAGCATCTTTATTTGCAGATAGTCTTGGTGATTTAAGTTGGTTAAATGGTAATCTTTATTTAAGCAAGTTTATAACATCATCTAATACTGCAAATCATTTTTATACATTCCCTAATGCAACAGGTACTATAGCTTTAACAAGTCAACTAACAGGCGGAACTGTTACAAGTATAGGATTATCTTCTGCAACAAGTGGAGTAACAATAGGTTCAAGTCCTGTAACAACAAGTGGAACGATTACGATTGCTATTGCAACTGCAACAACATCTCAAAATGGATTGCTTTCAAGTACTGATTGGACTACGTTTAATAATAAACAATCAACTTTAACTTTAGGTAATTTAACAAGTACAGACATTACTGTTACAGGTGGTACTGGTTCTATTATAGGTGCAGGTTCAACCTTAACTTTAGCTACAGTTAACGCTAATGTCGGAACCTTTGGTTCTTCTAGTGCTATACCAGTTATAACAGTAAACGCTAAAGGTTTAATTACTTCATTAACAACAACTCCTGTATCTATTCCTTCAGGTGCATTAGATTTTATAGGTGATGTCACAGGCTCAGGAACTACAGGTTCTAATACTACATTAACATTAGCAACAGTTAATAGTAATGTAGGTGCTTTTGGTTCTTCTACATACGTTCCAACAGTAACAGTTAATGCTAAAGGGCTAGTTACTGCTATTAGTCAAACAATAATTGCTACAGCAGATACATCAACTACTGGTTTACTAACTTTTACAGATTGGAATACATTCAATGGTAAGCAAGGAACAATCACTTTAACTACAACAGGATCTAGTGGTGGTTCTTCTTTAGTTTCTAATACTTTAAATATCCCTACTTATACCTTAACTGGTTTAGGTGGTGTTCCAACAACTAGAACTTTAACTATTAATGGCACAGGTTATGATTTATCAGCTGATAGGTCTTGGACTATACCTACTAGTGTTAATGCTACATTTACTCAAGACTATACAGCAACTGCAAGTCAAACTACTTTTACAGTAACAGGAGGTTACACAGTTGGACAACTAGCGGTTTATTACAATGGTTCTAAACTAGCTAATGCAGAGTTTACTGCAAGTAATGGCACTACTTTTGTTTTAGCTACCGCTTGTCAAGTTAATGACATTGTACAAGCTGTTGTAGAGATTACAGGTGGTGGTATCGGTGGTAGTGGTACAACAAACTACATAAGCAAATGGACTGCAAGTGGTGTGTTAGGCAATAGCTTAATATGGGATAATGGAACTAATGTTGGAATAGGTAATACTAATACTACTTATACATTAGATGTTAGTGGTACAGTTAGAGGAACAACTTCTGCTTATTTTGCTACAAGTAGTGGTTCGGTTGGAATTGGTACAAGTAGCACATCTGCAAAAACAGAAATTAGAGGTAATGGTAATACAGCAATAAATTCACAGGGTACTTTATTTGTATCAAGTGGTGGAACTGCGACTCAAACGGCTGAGGTAGGTGGTCAAATAACTTTTGGTGCTTGGTTAAATGGAGATTTAAGTGTGCCATATCCTGTTGCAGCAATTAAGGGAGTTACAGAATCTTCGGTAACTGATACGAATAAAGGTGCTTTGATTTTTGCTACAATGAATAATACCGTTAATGCAGAAAGAATGAGAATAACATCAGCAGGTAATGTAGGTATTGGTACAAGTACTCCTGCAAAAACTTTAGATGTATTTAGTTCAAATAGCAATGCAACTGCTCAAATTAAAGTAAGGAGTACAGGAAATACATCTGCAGGATATTTTGGTGTATTTTCAAATCAATTATATATATCAGCTGGTGGTACTTATGATTCTGGGTGGAGTATTGATGGTACAAATGGTATTGCTAATATTGTAATGGAAACAAGTAATGGTGGTTCTGCTATTGGCTTTGGTACTGCAAATAGTAATACAACTGCTACCGAAAGAATGCGTATTACAAGTGGGGGTAATGTATTAATAGGAACTACAAGTGTGTCTGCGCAACTTAGCGTAGTTGGAGCAACAAGTTCGGATGGTATAACTTCAACAATAGTTTCAACGGGGAATACCGCTTTTGTTTCTAATGTACCGGCTAGTTCTTATTCAGCTTATTGGGTATGTGCGGGAAATACTGCGGGATATATTTCCCACCCAAGTACAACAACTACAACCTATTACACCGGGCCTTCGGATTTAAGATTAAAGTCTAATATAAAAGAATGGAATGAAAATGTTTTAGATTTATTTACAAATATAAAACCAAAAATTTATAATCATATTAAAGATAACGATGAATCAATTTTATATAAAGGATATATTGCACAAGAAATGGTTGACAAATTCCCGGAAGCATACCAAAAAGATAAAGATGGATTTTATGCAAATAACCCAAGTGGATTTATCCCTTATTTAGTAAAAGCTATTCAAGAACTATCTAAACAAAACGAAGAACTATCTAATAGATTAATCAAACTAGAATCAAAGTAGCTACAAATAAAAAATAAAGAAAATGGGTATTACGCAACGATTAGGGACAATCCCTCTAGCCATTCAAACAGACGCATCCAACAATATAGGAATAGGAGCAGCACCTAGTGGTAGTTATAAATTAGAAGTAACTGGTACAGGTAGATATTATGCAAATACTACAAGTATTGGAAACGCTACAGGATTAAAAATAGAACAAGCAGGGACAGGAGATGCGGTTGTTTCATATTTAATAACTGGAACTAGAGAATGGCTAGTAGGTGTAGATAATTCAGATGGAGATACTTTTAAAATTAATAATATAACAGGTAGTGCTGATTTTACCAATATCGGTTTATCTTTAACTACTTCGGGTGCAGCTACGCTTAATAATTCATTTACTACAAGTGGTACACCTATTTCATTTTTATCTCCAAATTTAGGTACTAATCAAACGCTTTTTTTAGAAATAGGCAAAAACTTTGCTGACACATACAATAGTGGTGAAATGTCATTTAAGTATGTTGCTAGTGGTTCTAGTTCTAATATGGTTAGCTTAGGG